ACATCGAGTGCTTGGTTGTACACAACGGCAGTGATGCATTCATAACAACTTATAACAGCAACTTCACAGGAAGCAACGAACTGATAAGTTTGACCGCAGACATAAGTGGAGACGATGTGAGATTGAGAGCTTCGGCTAATGAGCCAAACACAGCAGTCAAGATGTACAGGGTGTTGTTGGGGGACGCAGAATCAGATGCAACAAGTGATAACACGAAAACAGTGGGACAGACCACAACATCAAGCAGTGCCTCTACAATGGACACTTTCTCTTCAGACACAGCCAACGGAGCACACTACGTTGTGGTTGGAAGCAGTGACTCAGAGAGTGCGGCAAGTATCTCAGAAGTTTTCGTAGTAGCAGATGGGTCGGATGCGTATGTTTCATCAGGACCTGTTGTTTCCACGAAAGGCACAGACCAACTGACATTCTCAGCGGCAATGTCGGGAACAACGGTCACAGTGTCCTCAGCATCAACATCGGGTGCAAGTACACTTGTAAATGCGTACAGAGTAAATCTATTAAGACCATCAGCAGGTGCGGCAACAAGCGAACAGGTGCTTGTATCAACCACACAAACGATTTCAGGTGCAAAGACATTCTCGAATGCTGTTGTGATGATGACCAATCTACCCACCAGTGATCCAAACAACGCAGGACAACTGTGGAACAGTAGTGGTACTTTGAAAATCAGTGCTGGCTAACAGTGAGTAGATTGACTTATTGTGTTTCCTGTTGTATAGTATAAAAATAACTAACATTCTTTAACAAAGTAACTCTTGCATAGTAGCAAATTGTTATTAGCATAGCTAAAAAGCAATGGTTTGTTATAAGTAAAGGCGAAATATGATACGAAAAAAAAAGATTGTGCGGCATGTTACGAGTGAGTTTTACTATCACCACGTTGATTAGACACGGACAGTTAGAAACAGCAAAAAGATACGCAAGGAGATACGAGTAATGTGGACTTATACAGACAACGAACAAACATGGATTTCTAAAAAAATCATAAAAAAAGTTGTCAAGAAGTTTAACACAACATTGTTTACAATCAGTATAACACCTAGTTTGATACTGATATTTTTGGTAGCAATGCTTATTGTGTTGAACTAAATTAATTTTAAATGAGACTCCTATTAATTCTAATCGTTGCGAGTATTCTGTCCAGTTGTAACACCATAAAAGACTGCGGAGTCAAACCCACAATTACTATTAAAAAAGAAGACAGTAAAACAAATACAAATTCCCCCACAGACACAAAAACCACACCTGGCACTGTGATTCAAGATATTCGAGAAAATGCTCAACCAGGTGGTCAAGTTAAGTGTACTTTTTAAACTATTAGATCCAATATGGTTTGTAACTTGCCTTTGATACTCTTGTTATTGAGAGTGTTCCTCAGTCCTGCGTGTAGGTTCTTTGGCCAACACTCAAAAGCACACCAAGCATAAGAATTGTGTTCTTCGTTTAATTTTGGCAGGAATTCTTCCTGCACAGCAACCACATACGTGTTGAAGAAAAACTTCTGATCGTTGGATGTGAACAGTTCCAATGGAATGACTTTTTTAAATGCAGGCACCGGGCCTACTTCTTCTGTGATTTCTCTCTTTAATCCTTCAAATGCAGACTCTTTGAATTTGGCCTTGCCTCCTGCCAGTCCCCACATACCTCGTGTTTTACCATCAGTTCTCTGTAAGAAAAGGAAACGTTTGGTATTAACAGCGTAGAACAACGCACCCGAACATATGATATTGTCTTGCATAAATTAATTATAGCACAATAGACCACTTGCCGCCAATATAAATTCCTTCATAACTCTTCACCCAATTGGTGCCGTTGAATTTATACTGTATGCCAGTGTTCAAATTAGTAACATATTCCACAGTGGAGTCAAAATCTGTCGTGGACCATACCACACCCCATTTACCAGTGGCGCTGTTGTATTGGATAATGTCATTCACACTGGCTCTCAGGTTACCCCACGCTGAGGCATCAAACGTGTTGGTAGAATCACCGATGTCGTTCACAACAAGGTAACGATCTCCATCAGCGGGATTGACTGGTTGGAATGTTAGTGGATTAATAATCTTTAAAACAGAAGGTATGGTGTTTGCTGGTATTGTGTCTGTGTCAATGTTGAACAACAGAATGGTCTCATCCAGGGTGGTGGTGGCAATAGTACCCACTATCTCATTACCGTTTTCCTGTGTTAATTTTATCTGTGACGTACCGTTGGTTACTTTACCGTATTGATTCAACAGTGTGTTCCAGTTCACGGCAGGCCCAAACGTTTCAAACGGATCTGCTAATCCTGTGTCTGTTGCTCCGGTATGGAATCCGTCTCCGCCGGAAGATACATTTGTTCCTGTGGTACCTAGCAGTCTGATCTGATTGCCTGTAACCAACAGACCAAAATTATTCGGAGTGATGTAACTGCGAGTCATTAAGTCTCCGTCTATCAACCCTTTTGCTATGCCTCCGTCGTCGTCATATATTGACATGATAATTTTTTGTATCACACCTAATTTAGAAATTTTGACAGGCGGTGATAACCATATGGGCATTGAAAATGTTAACTGTGCCACATCAATCTCTGTTTCTGCTCCTACCGGTATGGTCCTAGATGAAAATGTTGTGCCTGTCAATTCCACATAACTCAATGAGGTCCAATCAATATAGTTGTCTGATTTTTGAATTTCAAAATCTGGATTGAATAGATACAGTATCTGTTCCATTATCTGTAACTTCATATCTGTATTAGTGGTAAAAATGTCTGCCGCTACATTCAAACGGAACGGTGATGGCATAACTTTCTCAATAGTGTAACCAGCTCCGAGAGTGTTGGTGTAATTTCCATCTGCGTCTACATCTCGTTCTCTCAAATGTTGTTTTTCAATGTGGTATGGATTCTGCATTCGTTCTCTGTCGTATTCCAGTGCTGTAACATATGCACCAATCTTGGGTGCTGAAATAAGAGTATTCTCTGAATTGTTTCTAATAATATTAGCAACCTGACGAGTCATATCTCCATACACAACAGGCACCTGTTTTAATCTCACAACGCCGTCTGCACCTTTGCCTTCTTCTATGGAAAAGTTACTCAAAATTCTCACAAATTGGGTTAGGAATTTTCTAATCTGCCCGTCATAATAATGTAACATTAATTTTAATTATCCGCCTGTGGTTTTAGAGCATCTGTTAATGACTGTCTCTGCTCAACTGTTAGACCATTAATTGTATTTGTACCTGACGAATTAACAAATTGTGATTTAAATGTATTTTTTGTATCTGTGTTACTCATTGTTAATCTTACAGAGTCTTCCACTTTAACCCATCTTACACCATCGTAACGGAATAATCTGTTGGGTAAGAAATCTGTTCGTAAGCAATAATCTCCTTTGTCCACGCTTGTGGTAGGAAAATATGGGAGGGCTACAGCGGCAAACCCATTAGGCGGAACGCCATCACCGTTGTAATAGAATCCATAATGAGAAGAAGCAGGTGTGTCAATCACAGCATTTACTGTTTTATCTGTGGCAACACTGCCATCCGAATTCACATTGTCTGTTCTTATGTTGCCTCGCTCATCAATAGGAGCCACATAAAATTGTTTGCTGTTGAATCCTGACTTAGGAGCATCTGCTTCTGCTTGTTGTATAACAGCAGTATTAATTACTTTTTCCTTATTGTAGGTGCTCATGTAACTAGCTAATGATCCTGCAGTTTCTGCGTCACCAAGTATGTCTCTGAATTCTTGTGAATCTACGAGTGTTTTTAATTTTAATCTTAACAGATGAGGCCACCAAGTTGCGGAAAATCCTTCTGCCGCTCTGTTTACATCTTCTACCACATAAAATCTTTTAAGTGCAATAGGAATATTTTCATCCAATGAAAAATCGTCCTTCATATGAGGTAATTCTATAACATCGCCTGACATAGGCTTTCTTCCAATTCGTTCCACAATATCGTTTAGATGCACAGTCATAAAAATTGTATCATTCTGCAGGAACATTCCAAACTGTGATAGATTAAAATCTATGTCCTGTACGTTATAAATGCCTCTCACCACATAAACGTCTGATGAATATTTTCGGTCTCTGTTCTCTAAAAACAGTAGATCTTGTATGGTGGTCTCTGATGTAGTGCCTGAGTAGTTTGGTTGAGTGGGGGACGCCAAACCATCTTTGTTGGTAGCACCTTGATCGTATGGCCCAATATATTTGTGTAGGAAAATATCAGTGCCTCCCACAGAAAATTGCTCTTTGATGGTACGATCAAAAAATTTGTAATCATTGCCTTTTTCCGGCTTGTAAATGGATAGTCTTGGCATATCACACATATTTATTGATAATGTCTATGCGGTAAATATGTGCATGTCAGAGTTACAAACCGGTCAACAAGAAATATTCGATTACGTTAAAACCAGCCTGGGAGATGGCATGGTTGAAGTGGAATTAGACCCAAAACACTACGAAACAGCACTGCAAAGGGCGATCAACAGATATCGCCAACGATCGTCTAATGCTACCGAAGAATCATACGCTTTTCTACAGCTAAAAAAAGATCAAAACAGATACATCTTGCCTGACGAAATTATTAACGTGAGAGAACTGGGAAGAAGAACAGTGGGATCACGCTCTGAAGGCGGTGAAGGTGGCACAATGTTTGAACCATTTAATTTGGCCTACACCAACACCTATCTTCTACGAGCAGGTGCGGCGGGTGGATTGGCGACATATTTTGCCTTTGCTTCTTATCAAGAGCTTGTGGGGAAAATGTTTGGATCGTTCATACAGTTCCATTATGACAATGCCACAAAAACATTGACCATCACGCAGAGACCAAGGATTGACACAGAGACAGTGATCATGCACACCAACAATTATCGACCAGACATAACGCTGTTCAAAGATATCTATAGTAAACCGTGGCTCAGAGACTACACACTGGCCGTTTGTAAAACCATGCTGGGAGAAGCTCGAGGCAAATTTAATACCATTGCAGGGCCGCAGGGTGGAACCACATTGAACGGTGATGCTCTAAAAGCAGAAGGACAGGCCGAGATGGAAAGGTTAGATCAGGAGATCAATAACTATCTCGAAGGTGGCTCTCCCTACAGTTTTGTCATTGGTTAATTTTTTATTATCATATAATTCCTCTCCTCAATAGATTAAATAATCACGTAAATTAGGCAAACGAAAGGCAACAATTATGGCAAAAAAACACTACTTTTCAAAACTATCTGAATTATCTTTCAGACAACTCAAACAATTAACAATAGGACTAGAAATTCTACTCAAGGCAGGACCTTCTTGGAAAATATCTTTTCATATGTTAAACGCTGTGAGAGAAATTAAAAAAGAACTTGAAAAACGCATAAAGAACTGTTAAAATAAATCTATGCTTATAGGTTTAGTTGGATTAATAGGTTCTGGCAAGGACACAGTCGCGGCTCGATTGGTGGAACAACACAGTTTTAAAAGAGATTCTTTTGCAAAATCATTGAAGGATGCCACTGCTAATATTTTTGGATGGGACAGAGAAATGCTGGAAGGACAGACCAACGAGTCTCGCAAATGGAGAGAACAACCAGACATTTTTTGGAGTGAGCGTTTTGGCAAAACTGTGACTCCTAGGTGGATACTACAGTATTTCGGCACAGAAGTCTGTCGGGGCGGAATGTTAGATTCCGTATGGGTGGACAGTCTTGTTGCTCGATACCAAGGAGAAAACACAGTGATCAGTGACACTCGTTTTGTTAACGAGATTAAAACCATCCGAGATCACGGTGGCAAAATAGTACTGATCAGGAGAGGAGAAGTGCCCAGTCGTGAAGTGATGCAGGCGTCAGGAGCCCATCAGTCTGAATGGGATTGGATTGGTTGCAAGTTTGATTACACAATAGAAAACAACAGCACACTCGAAGCATTAAATTCTCAAATAGACGACCTTATTCATCAACTTCGAGATCCCCAATAGACCATCCTAAATTTTGAGTGCTTTTTAATCGTTGACAGTTAGCACACACAGTTTTAAGATTATAGCCACCCACGTTATTTCTGTTACCGTCTACATGATACACATCTAACTGCTCACGCACTCTTGCTTTAAACCCACACAGCTCACATCTATTTTTTTTCTTATAACCTGCCAACTGCCATTTTGCAACTCCGCTCACTTTCTGCTGATTTTTTTTACGAATACAGGTATCACACAGAGAACGCCAATATATCTTTGTGCTTTTACGATAAGCATAAGCTCTAGGTTTAGCGTTACATTTTTTGCACAACGGTCTTTTCATATGTGTGTATTTACGTGCCCTATATAGGCACCAGAATTTACCAGAGTTTAACCGCTTTTTACCGCAAACGCTATAAATACAATCAGTTACACTTGCAAGGAGAACTAAAAAATGGCATTAACATCACCAGGAGTAGAAGTTTCAGTAATAAACGAGAGTTTTTATGTACCGTCAGATGCGGGCACAACTCCATTATTGATCGTTACTACAGCACAAGACAAATTAAACGGTGCAGGAACAAGCACTGCGGCAGGAACAACTTCTGCTAACGCAAACTCAGTTTATCTAATTTCATCTCAGAGAGAATTAACAGAAACTTTCGGAGATCCTACTTTTTACACAGATGCATCAAGCAATCCAATCAACGGTTATGAGTTGAACGAATATGGATTACAAGCGGCTTACTCATTTTTGGGTGTGGCTAACAGAGCATTTGTATTGAGAGCCAACGTTGACCTAGCATCACTTGCAGGCAGTGCAACAGCACCAACAGCAACTCCAACTAACGGAACTTATTGGTTTGATATTGCTTCTTCAGTACCAGGACTATTTGAATGGTCTAAAGCAGATCAAGCGTTCACAACAATCGCACCAACTTACATCACATCAGTAACTGATTTAGCAGGCGGTGTATCCACAGGAGCTCCTAAAACTTCTATTGGTTCAATTGGTGATTACGCAATCAACACAACTCATGTTACCAACAAAACATATTACAAAACAGCGGCCAATGCCTGGATCCAAGTAGGATCAACGGCGTGGTACACTCTACACGGATCAGCAACTTTACACCAACAATCAGCTCACACAGACAGACCACTTTGGAAGTCCACAGAGCAAGATGCGGCAACAGGTTCTATCTGGTTTAAAACTACAACTCCAAATTCTGGAGCGAGTGTTGCAGTTAAACTTTATGCATCGTC